GAAGATGAAAACGGTGAAGATAATAGCGGGGATGATGAAGAGGAGGGTGATGATGATGACGAAGATATTCCAAAAAATATAGAAGATGAAGATGACGAAGACGATGATGATATTAATAATAGTGATGATGATGAGATTGATAATAGCGATGAAGAAAATGAAAATGTCAAAAAAAAAACTAGAAAGACGAAGAAGAACAACAAGAAAAAAACAGGAAAACAGAATAATCTAAAAATTTCTATAGTTACAACATCACGAAAAGGAAAAGTGAATAAAAAAACAAATAACGATATTATAGAGGAATTGATTATAGAAGATATAGCATCAGAATTATCGGAAGAAGAATATGATTATAATTAGTATAAGATAACAATATTGAATAAAATTGATTTAAAATTATGTATTATGTATTATTTATATAATTAACAATATACAAATAATATACGTGAAAATATGCGTACCGTAAGTGAACCACAACAATTTCGTAATAATATTCAAAACAAATTAAACTTATTATTGAATAATGAAAATCATGCAAAAAATTTAGAAAAAGGTATTTATAATTATTCATTAAAAGAGGCAGGAAACAAAAAAATTATAAAAAAATGGGATAATGCATTCTTTGTTCAAATTTATACAGATCGTATAAAAAGTATTTATTTTAATTTGCAAAATAATGAATCATTAATTGAAAGTATTAATAACAATGAAATAAAACCACATCAAATTGCATTTATGACACATCAGGAGCTCGATCCTGAAAAATGGGATAAATTGATTCAATTGAAGATGAAAAGAGATAAATACAAATATGAAACGAATTTGGAGGCAGCAACAGATACATTTAAATGTCGTAAATGTTATTCAAACAAATGTACATATTATCAAATGCAAACGCGTTCAGCGGATGAACCGATGACTACTTTTGTGACATGTATTAATTGTGGTAATCGATGGAAATGTTAAATTTATATTATATTTTTAATATAGTTATATATATTATATAAATGGATGAAAAAGCAATATTATTACGTGATATTAAAGATGAGTTTCATAGACAGTTTAAAAATCCTAAAAAAGATTTTATAATTCTATTAAATAATGAATATTGTCCTTTTTTTGTTAAAAAAATTGTAGATTTTTCAAAAAAAGTTACGGATAAGCAATTATTATATGAAATATTGGAACAGTTGTTTAATGAAAAAATAGAATACACATATTATGATCGTATGACAAAAAAACACGCAACAATACTTACTAGTTTTTTGGATGTATTTAATTATTGCAATTTCAATACAGATTTTTATCCAAACGATAATCTTAAGAAATTTATCACCATAATACAAGAATTTCAAGAAAAAACCAATTCTTCAATGAAAGAAAAAATAAACAAAATTTTAGAAAAAAATATAGATTATTGTTTTATTCGTTTGGAAAAATTAATGGGGGATAAAGATGAGGATAAAGATGAGGATAAAGATGAGGATAAAGATGAGGATAAAGATGATGGCAACGATCGACATAAAGACGAAGATAAAAACTACAAGACACTGGAAGAAATAAAATCAATTTTAGAGAAATGGAAAGAGGAAAAAATATGTCAATTTGAAGATAATAATGGTTTCAAATATTATAATGAATACTATCAAAAATGGCATGTAAATAATAGCAAAAATTTTATTTTGGAACAAGAAAAAAATAATTTAATAAAAAAAAATAATTTGTTGGATGATGAAATTAGAGAATTGTATGTATTTATTAAGAACAATTCAGAAAATGTTGATAAATCAATATTAAAAGACAAATTTAAACAACTAGAAAATAATATTGAAAACCTGAGAGAAAATAAAAATAGAATTGAAAAAATTGAAGAAGAACTTAATAATCATATGAATAACAATAATGATAACAATAATGGTAACAATAATGATAACAATAATGATAACAATAATAATGACAATAATGATAACAATAATAATGACAATAATAATAATACTAACAATAAAAAAGAAATAAAACTATCATTTGCAGAAAAACAATTTTTATTTAATAATACAATAAACCAAATATTAAAATCGTCATCTGGAGGAAGAAAAACATTTCGACGAACGAAAACAAAAAACAAAAAAATGAAACACAACAAAAAAACAAAAAACAAAAGAAAATCAAGAAAAAGTAAAAAGATATAACTATGTATATATTATCTTTTCCAGAACATCATCTGGAAATGATGAATCCACCTTTCTTAAAAACATGGTGTATTGGTTTTTATCTTTCTCTCCAACTATCCAATCTATGTTGTGTTGCGTTGTATAAATATCTGTTTCATATTTAAATACATACGGACTGGTTGCACTTGTCATTCTAGACCAATCGATTAACGTAGATGGTGCGTTTATTACATTTTGACCATTCTCTCCACTTCCATCCAAGCGATTAAATGTTTTTAATATAATAGCAAATATACTTTCATTCGCTAACCCTCCTTTACATACAATTGAATACACATTTTTTTTCATTTGTTTGTATAATAAACAATTTATTGCATCGGTTTTTGTCAATACAAACCAGGGTGTATGTCCTAATTGAAATTCTTTTTTCAAATAAGATAAATTTGCACGTTTATGATAATCAACATTCCACCATGCTTCTCTCCACTGTAAGATAGATTGATGTGCGTGTTTATTAAAAATATCTAGAAAACTCTGTGGGGATATAATAGGAACACACGATTCGGATAAAAAACAAAACCATTGATTTTCCATATCATGATGTATAGAAAAATATAACAAAGCCATATATGCAGGGACAACATGATAATACGATGTTTTGGTTATATTTTTAAGCGGTATGCAGTGTTTTTTTATCCATTCTGATTCAATAGTTGCATAATCTTTGTAATGAATATAAATATTGATATGATCTTTAATCTCTTCAATCCATTTTTTCCAAATTTCTTCTTTGTTTATTTTGTTTTTAATCAAAAAACACAATGCTATTTTCATGTAAAATAATGAAGCAAATTAAGACAATGAAGCCAATTAAGACAATGTATAGTTATTATATTTATTATATTTTATTTTTATATAAAAATATTTTTTTAGATATATTACTATTGAAGCTTATATAATATAAAATAAATGCATAACAAAAGAAAACAAAGTAAACAAATACATCAAAATAAAAACAAACAAAATAAAAACAAACAAAAAACACGAATTAGAGAGAAAAAAAGAATTATTAAAAACGAATTGAGTGTTTTGAAAAATATTCAAAATTTACCTAGCGAAATAGTTGATTATATTTATTTATTTTTAGATGTAAAGATAAAATATAATTTATCGTTTTATTATCAAGTTTACAAAAAATATATCATTAATTATACATTTAACAATCGTGATTCTATTTATAAAGATTTTAACAAATTTGAATATTGTACATTTGATAAAACTGCTACTCCATTAAAACATATGTTACTAAAAATTCCTATAAATATACTCACTAAATACATATATAGAGGCACACCATTTAAATATTTTAATATAGCATTTCCTGATGTGGAAAATATTTGCGACTATATGATATTGAATTATCGTTTTATGAAACCAGAAGAAGAAAAATATAAAGATTATATTTTTGAAATTATCGATTTGATAAGTTATTTTGCTACTAGGACAGATGAATTATCTTTTTATAAAATCAATGATTCGAATGAACATTGTAGATTTAAAGAATACGAGTCGATAACAAAAAATATTATACTCAGTGTTATCTATATTTATAATAAATATGGTATTCAAAGTGATACCATAAAATAGAATAAAATAGAATAAAATATTTAAAAGTATTTTACGGTTACTATATATCATATAAAAATATGGTATATACTTTTATAATTGCATTTATCTATAGTGGGTTTTTATTATACAATGTCATTATCATATCAAATGAAGTAAAAAAAATAGCATTATTGAAAAATAATACTATAGAAAAAATAGACAAAATGGAAAAAATGGGACTATTTGAATTAAACAAATCGTATGAAATTTTTTATAGTGAATTTTTTTTTAATGATTTATATTATAATTATGACAATGACCCTGAATTATTCATTCCTTTATTCATCAATGATAGTGCGAATATTGAATCATTAAATCAATTCTAAATCCTTCACATTCCAATATTCTGATCCACCACCTGGTATAGGTCGTTTTATTATAAAAGGTATTTTCTTCTGTTTTAATTCTAATTCTGCTATAATATAACCATCAATAATATGTTGTGGAACATTAACAAATGGTTTTGCACCCGAATTTATTTGTTTGGCTCGTTGTCCTATGATTCTTGTTTTTTCATATTTTGTTAAAAATGGTATGGTTCTATGTAAAGGATCTATAATTTTATTATTTTTATCACGAATAACGGTTGACATTGTCGATATTTCGTTATAGTTGTGAAATACACATTCAGGATGCTCTTTTTCTATATATTGTTTATTAATTTCTTTACTAAATTTTTGCAAATAATTTTCATCTTCTTCATCACTGTCATAATCATCATCGTCATCATTTTGTGAATTTATTTGTATAGTTTGTTTTGTTGATTTCGTTTTTTTACTAGTTTTATTTTTCATTGTATTATTCATTGCAATGTTTTCTAATGTATTTTCTTCACCATCTATATCATTATCAGTATCGTTATCAGTATCATTACTAACTTCATCATCAATAGAAATATCATCAACATCACCATCAAGATCAACATCAAGATCATCATCAACAACACTGAGAAGATCATTCTCTTCATCATTTTTTTCAATATTATCTTTTTCATCAGAATCGCTATTTAATTCTAGTTCAAAATCTTCATCGGTAGATTCTTCTGGTTCTTCATCAATTTCTTCAATATCATCTATTTCTTTATTTGGATCCATATTATGATATATAGTATAATATAATATAGATATATTGTTTTTATTTATTTTAAATATATTTATATTATATTCAATTTTTATTTTTAATAATATATATGAAACATAATATATATATATTACTATTCATATTATTGACAGTATTCATAGTCACTTATATTTATTTTTTTCTTTACAATAAAAAACCTACATATACATTTATACATCCAACAAAGACTGGTGGAACTGCATGTGAAATGTTTTTTCGAAATTATTATTCAGAATTTATAAATGGAGAAGGACATGATAATAAATGTACAAATGATAATAATCCTATTATAATAATAAGAGATCCAATTGATAGATTTATATCCATGTATAAATATTGGAAAGGCGGATCATGTGATATGTATAATTATAAAAGAAGTAAAGTTTTTGTACAAAATTATCATAATTACACTATAAAAGATTTTATAAAATTAATTAAAAATAATCGATATGATGTTTTATGTCAGGATTTTACATGGGATCTACATTTTCAACCCATAACAAATTGGATTAATAATACAAATTATAAAAATATAATTATTATATTGTATGAAAAAAATTTAAATGAAAAAATAAATAAATTATTAAGTAATTTGAAAATAAAAAATAAGGGTGTAGAACTCCCTATGATAAATATTAGCAATAATAAAGAAACTATCAAATTAGATAATGAAGATATTATTTTTGTTCAATCTTATTTCGCCAATGATTTTAAATTATGTGATAATATCAAAAATAGACCAGAATTATTTAAATTTGTAATTTAATAAAATAATATTATCAATTTTGCTCTTCCGTTTTCCAGGTAGTATCACAGGTTGAACATAAATATACATAATTAATATTTAAATCATCATAACGGATATAAATTATCTCTCGGGAGTCATTTTTAGTATTGGTTGGGCAATCTTTGTTTGGACATAAAATATTATTTACACGAGGTAATGTTGGATCTAATTTAGTATATTTATTGATAAAATGACTAAATGATTTTTCACCTTTTTTAATTTGTGTTTTTGATACACAAATATTATCTTCGGTAATCAAGCTGTCTTCATTACCGCAATTTCTACAATAATATAACAAACTATTAGGATTATCCTCATCAATTTTAATGTAATACATATTTTTACAATTCGAACAGAAATGCATTTTTCGTATATATAATTATAGTGTTTGATATATAATAATTATATATTTATTTAATTCAATTTTTTATATTATTATTACTTTGTTGATTCTTTTGTTGATTCTATATTATACAAAACCATGAATTTATCGTATAAATCATTCCAATCTATTTTTACATTCATATTGTATAAAGCAGTGATTAACACTATAGGTTCTGTCTGTTCTGATTTTTTTTCTTCCAAAAAAGAACGTAATTTATCCGCGTTTTTTTTGAAATATTCTTTGATTTCACTATCAAACACTTCAAATTGATTCAAGAATACACCAGTTTTTTTTTGCAATATTTGTAAAACTGCTATATCTATGTTTTTATATTGAATAATTTTATTGTATTTTTCAAAATCGTGATGTTCCTTCTTGACACCTGGTTCATTCAATAATGGGTTTTTTCGTAAAACAGTGCATAATGTTAGTAATACAGATGAAATTGTTTGACATGATGTCCATTGTTCGCCTTTCCATGTATTCAATAAAGATAGACATACTTTACCATTTGTATATAAATTAGGATTAAATCTTATTTTTTCAGCATTTGTACAATATAATATACGTGGAGGAGAATATGGATAATTCACCGGATAATTTAATTCAAAGAAATAATAACCACCAAAATATGGAGTATCGCTTGGTCCTATTATCATTGCATAACCTTTTAACATATTTGTTTCATCATGGGAATAAAAAATACCGTTATCTGAAAGTGGATGTTTTATTATTTCTTTTACGTCTTTAATTAAACGATTCACTGTTTCTTTCGTGATTACAACAGAATCTGTTTGGTTTTGATTATTAATATTATTTGACATTTTAGTGTATAATATAGAATTACGTGACAATATATTATATTGCATTTTATATTTTTATACTGTTATTTTATATTTTATATTTCATGTTTCATATTTCCTTTTTCATATTTCACGTAAAAAAGAAAAAAATATTTATTTTTTCAATCCCATTGGAAAACAAAGAGAAATAGCACCTTCTTTTTTAACTTCATTCACATATTTTTTTGGAGATTTCTCATAAAAATTATCTTTCAATACATTTGTTTTCTCCCCAAAAATTTTTTTTCTTTGTGCTTCAAACCCCTTTATCATTTCTTTATTATTTTTGTATTCTTTGTAATATCTTTCAGGTAATTTATCACCAGATTCTAACATTGTGTTTTTACAACCAATATTACAATATATTTTGGTGTCAGCATTTTCTAAAAATTTATTTTTTTCTGGTGTTAATGAAGTAAAATCTTTGATTCGTTTTAAAGATGCGTTTAATTTTGGTTTATCATTTTTAAATTTTGAACGAGCTTCTTTTTCTAGCATCTTTTTTAATTCTTTCGTTTGTTCTAAATATTTTTTACTTTTATTTTTGACAAAAGTATTTATGCATTTTTTTGTTCTAATTGAATTGTTTTCTTCTGTTGAATTGGATTTTGTTTGATTTCCGCCCTTTTTTTGGTATATTCGATGTGTCTTATTTTTTTTATTTTTTCTACGAGTTTTTACCATTTATTTTATATAATGGAATATTTTTATTTTTTATAGAATATTTTTGAATCCCAAACTTCCTATTCTATCACATGCAGGACATCGACAAAATGACTGTTTATCTCCTCTTATCGATTCTTCACACTTATAATGTAATTTTATATTACATCGAACACATGTAATTAATTCTTCTAATTCAACATTTTTTTTGCAAATAAAACATGTGTTATTTTTAAAGTTTTCATTATCATATTTATTTTTCAATCCTGATAAATATTGACCCATATTGCTAGTAATAGTAATAGTAATAGTTGTAGTTGTAGTTGTAGTTATAGTTGTAGTTGTTATTATTTTGATAGTATTTTATTCTATTCAAATATAAAATCAATTTTTATTTTATAACCCATCTTACGTCTAAAAATAAAAAAATTTAAATAAATAATATATATTTATCCGTTTTATGTTTTGTATTATATAAAAAAAATGAAATAGAAATATATGTTATAATATTATAATACTAAAATACATATATATAATTTGTATTAATAAAAAGTATTATAAATGTCGAAAAAAAACAATTCAGTAACTTCCAATACCTACAATGATAAAAAATACAATGATTATATGTCTCAACACAATTTAAAAAATATGGAATCAAATGATAAACCTTTAACACATACAAGAATGCCTAACGTAGACATGAATATATATCCTGGCTCGTTTGTGTTTTCAAAAGAAGAATTGAAAACTTTCCTTTCTATTTATAGTCAACATGTTTTTGTAAATAAAAAAAAAGAATATCTTACAGAAAAACAAATAAAAAATGGACCATTACTAGTTGACATGGATTTTCGTTATGATAAAAATGTAGTGAGTCGTCAACATTCAAAAGAAGATAAAAAAGATATTATTCTATTATATTTAGACGAAATGAAAGAATTATATACATTTACACATGGCAAACCATTTTACGTGTACATTATGGAAAAACCAAATGTAAATACTGAGACAGATAAAAACGCAACAAAGGATGGAATTCACATAATTATAAGTGTTAAAATGGATCATATTATGCAGATGATTTTGAGAGAAAAAATATTGCAACGCATACCTAATGTTTGTAAAAATTTACCGATAATTAATAGTTGGGAAGCAGTTTTGGACGAGGGTATTAGTAAGGGGGGAACAAATTGGCAATTATATGGATCTAGAAAGCCTGGTAATGAAGCATATGAATTAACACAAATTTTCAAAATAGAAGTAGATAAAGCGGATGGTGAATTTATGATGATTGAAGAAAAAGTATCCGATTTTGATATTTTACAAGTAGATAATTTGTATAAATTATCAGCTCAAAATGATGAACATCCATCGTTTGAAGTAAATCCAAATATAGCAGAAGAATACAATAAGCGTTGTAGTGTAGAAAACAATAATGAACAAAAAAAGACTGCAAAAAAAGCTACAAAAGTCCGATTATTAACAGAAGAAGACGGCGAGACAATAAAATTATCGGATATTTGTGATAAAGAAACATTAACACGTGCAATAGATAAAATAATGAATGCTTTGAATTCAGGGGAATATTATATTCGTGAAACACATGTATATACACAATTATTGCCAGAAAAATATTATGCACCTGGTTCTCATTTATTAAATAGGCAAGTTGCATTTGCATTGAAAGATACAGATGAAAGATTATTCTTATCCTGGGTTATGTTACGTAGTAAATCCAGTGATTTTGATTATGATACGATTCCAGATTTATACAACAAGTGGAAGAATTATTTCAATACAAAAAACAGTGGTCTAACTCGTAAATCGATTATGTATTGGGCAAAACAAGATGCATACGAAGAGTTTGTCAAAGCAAAAAACAGCACAATGTCCTATTTAGTAGAAGAATCACTCAACACATTAACTGATTGGGATTTTGCAATGATTTTATATGAATTAAACAAAGATAAATTTATATGTTCCGATATCAAACATTCAGTATGGTATACATATAATAATCATAGATGGGAGATAGATAAAGGTGATACATTGCGCATGTCGATATCAACTGATATGTTTAATTTATATCAAGCTAAACGCGATGTTGCTTTAAGAGAATTACAAAAATATACTGAAGAAGATGATTTATATAAACATTTTCAATCACAAATATCAGCCTGTTGTGTTGCATGTGTAAAATTAAAGAGTACAGGCAATAAAAATAATGTTATACGTGAGGCGACTCCTATATTTTATGACAAACATTTTAATAAAAACATGGATGCAAATAAATATTTAATGTGTTTCTCGAATGGTGTCATCGATTTTAAAAACAAAGTATTTAGAGATGGTAATCCACAAGATTATATTACAAAATCAACGAATATTCCATATGAACCAATTGATATTACAAATTCTTATCAAACACAAACTATTTTAGAGATAACAGAATTTATGAAACAATTATTTCCAGTCAATGAATTAAACAACTATATGTGGGATCATTTGGCATCCTGTTTAATTGGTGAAAATTTGAATCAAACTTTTAATATTTATCGAGGTAGTGGAAGTAATGGAAAATCACTATTAACAGAATTAATGTCTCGTACATTGGGTGATTATAAGGGTACGGTTCCAATTACATTAGTAACAAAAGATAGAAATAATATAGGAGGAACTTCATCCGAAGTAATAGCATTGAAAGGGGTTAGATATGCTGTTATGCAAGAACCATCTAAAGATGCAAAAATAAACGAAGGTGTTATGAAAGAATTAACAGGTTCAGATCCTATTCAAGCTCGTGCACTTTATGCAGAAAGTGAAACATTTATTCCACAATTTAATTTAGTTGTTTGTACAAATAATTTATTTGAAATCAATAGTAATGATGATGGTACATGGAGAAGAATTCGTATATGTGATTTCATGTCAAAATTCAAAGCAGATGATGAAATTGTTTCAGATGATACAAAATATGTTTTCAAAAAAGATAAATATTTAAAAGAGAAATTACCTGATTGGGCGCCAATATTTGGAAGTATATTAGTAAAAAGAGCATTCGAAACACAGGGTGTTGTTAAGGATTGTTCCATTGTTATGGCTTCTATGGATAAATACAGACAAGGACAGGATCATATTTCGGGTTTCATTAGTGAAATGGTTGTCTTTACTGGTGATCCAAATGATAAAGTTAAAAAGAAGGAAATAACACAAGAATTTACTTCGTGGTTTAAAGAATCACAAGGTTATCGTAAAATGCCAAAAGGTGTTGAATTATATGAATATATGGACAAAAAGTTTGGAAAATGCAAAAGTACCGGATGGCATGGTGTTCGAATTTTGTATCCAGATGCTGATATTTTAACACAAGATCCAGGTAATAATGAAATTGAAACGGAAGATTAAATGCAATACTAATCATTATTCTAGTTTTAGGTGGTTTTATGCGTTCAAGATACTAACCAAAGATGAAAAGAGTAGAAGGATAAAAGGTAAATGCTTTATTATTTTGATAACTATATATTTTTAGAAATATATAATTATTTTTTATTCACACATTGATAGTGTTTATAAGTTAAACAAATATAATATAATACTATAATAATAGTATTCATCAAATTTTAAACATATTATTTATATCATGAAAAACGGAATTGCATATGATATGAATGGATGGAAATATATATTTGTTTATGGAACACCGAGAGAACGTGGTTATGCTTACGGTTTTTTATGCGCTAATGATTTTAAAGAAATTCAAAAAATGTTACAATATAACATGTTTCAAACCTATGCCGAGACATGGGAATGGTTTATTATTCACATCAATAAATCAATCAAAGAAAAAACCAAAAAGAAATTTCCTGAATATTATGAAGAAATGTTAGGAATTTGTGAAGGTCTTAATAAAGCTGGTACAAAAACAACCATAGATGAGATTATTGCATGGAATTTTTATTATTCTATACCATACTGGTACTCATGGTATACATCCAAAAAAAACAAAATCTCGACAAAAAATGATTTAATAATAAGCGAGAATGTAAAAGAAAAATGCAGTGCTTTTATAGCATGTGGAGATTATACCGAAGACGGCAAAATTGTAGTAGCGCACAATAGTTTTACTGGTTTTATCGACGGGCAATATTTAAATATTGTTTTGGATATTTATCCTAATAAAGGTCATCGTATTATAATGCAAACAGCGCCATGTTTTATATGGAGTGGAACAGATTTTTTCATTACATCACGAGGAATTATTGGTACAGAAACAACTATTGGAGGTTTTAAAATGTACAAAAATAATTATCCAATAGCATATAGAATAAGAAAAGCTATGCAATATGGAAATTCATTAGATGATTATGTTAAAATATTATTACATGGCAATTCCGGTGATTATGCCAACTCATGGTTACTTGGTGATATTCATACAAATGAAATAATGAAATTTGAATTAGGTTTGAATTTTCACAATGTAGAGAGAAAAACGAATGGTTATTTTATAGGATTTAATGCAGCATATGATCCTAATATTCGTTTAAAAGAATGTAAAAATGACGGATTTTACGACATAAGACGACATCAAGGAGCTAGAAGAGTCAGATTAACCGAATTAATGAATGAAAATAAAGGAAAAATAAATATTGAAGTTGCAAAAAAAATAATATCTGATCATTATGATGTTTATTTGCGTAAAAAAGATAATCCATCTTCTAGGACAGTTTGTGCTCATTATTATGTAGATGCAAGAGAATACATGTCTCAGAGTGAAGGAGCAAAACCATTTGATCCCCATGGAGCAGTTGACGGATGTGTTACTGATTCAATAAATGCTCTTAATATGGGTTTTTTTGGACGATTCGGAAATTCATGTGGTACGCCATTTTCTAAAAAAGATTTCTGTAATAAACATATTCAATATAATAATTTTTGTCCTTATTTGAAAGATAGACCGTCACAACCATGGACATATTTTACAGTGACACCAAAAGACAGGAGAAACAATAAAACTAGAAACAATAAAACTAGAAACAATAAAACTAGAAACAATAAACAAAATTACTATAATGTCAAATAAACATTCTTCGGTAAAATTGTTTTAACACTATTGTATATTTTACTTAATAAAAACATGATTAAACGTGATATCATTGGTTGTAATATTATCAGGATAATCAAAAATATTTTTGAGTATATAGTTAATGTTGATTTAAAGTAGAAAACAGCGAAAATAAAAAATAGAACAAATAAAATGTGAAAAATAAATAAAATTTTACCGTGCATTTGAATTGTTTTAAGACCTTGATTTTCATAAATTGTTTTTCGATCGTTTGTGAATATAGTTGACGCAGTCATATTTAATTGTTCTCTCAGCTTTTCGTTTCTATTCAATAGATCCAAATACAAATCATAACTATTTTTTGTATTAATATACATTGTATTATAATTTTCATTCAATTGTATCGCTTTATAAAAAGCTTCTTCAAATAGAGTAATATATTCTAGCTTTAATTCATCATATTTAGCTTTGTATTTTAACTCCTGAAAATTATTAGGAACAGATTCACCTAAAAAAGCATAATACGCTATTTCAGCCTGTTCATATTCATAAGGTGCTTCTATTTCATTTATTTTTGCCTCTTCCATTGCTACATAAAGTTCATTAAGACATATATCATAAATACATGATGCGTCACATATAGCATTATTTGTTTGTGCTGTAATTAAAGCATTAAAACTATTTAAAACATCGTTCCTTATTGTTGATGTTGATGTTATTCCAGATGGACTATTATATGCAGTCAATAAAGTAGTTGGATCTGTATTTGTTAAAGTATCAAAAGTGAATGCATTTGAACCCATAATTTAAATATATTATTATATTACTTACTATATATAATAATATAATAATATATATTATTGAATTCTACATAATATTATGAATTATACCCGGATAACGAATTCATTCCCATTGTATAATCCGCCTTTTTATTTGACATTAATTGATCTATTGATGTTAATATAGTATCCCATATGGGAGTATTTTTAGAATTCTGATTTGTACTATTTTTGTATTTATTGTAATCCAAATCTTTACTTATTAAAGGGTTGTTAGTTTTATTAATATCACCTAATACTGGTTCGGGTAAAGATCCACTAGATCCACTAGAACTTATAGAATCCAGTGATGCAGTTGATTGTGGATTTAACATTTGAAATGATTCAACGCATTTATTTAAACCAACATTAAATGACATACCAGATGAGCAACAATTAGATCCACTACAATAACTGGAATTTGTAGTTGATGAATTATTATAACTTATAAACCATGGATCATTTCCACTAACATCATTATTACTAGAATCACCAAAAGGCGATATAGCTACACTGTTGGTGTTAAATTTTGGATTTATTTCTTGATAAACCATATTATTGCGCGTTGAAAAAAAGTACAATTGATTTACTAAAAAGAAGAATGATATTACACCTACAATGACAGAAATTATTTTAAAAACAACGTAAGGTATTAAGCCACGTTTCAATAATATCGCACTTATCAATACAGGTAATATTAAAATAATGACAATTTTCATAAAACGAGCCTGTGCTTTGTATTTTTCACTGTAATAACTATTTATTTCTGCTAAACGAATATTATTATTTTTGCTCTCAGCTAATGCAAGTATTTTTTTTCTGTTATCATTTAATTTATTCTCTAAAATATCCAATACTTGTGTTTGTTGATATAATGTATCATTCGCCATTTTTAAATTTGTCTCGTAAAATTCATTATTACTAGCTAATGAATCATATAAATTCATTCGCATCGTTGCAATAGAATTTATTTGATCGACTGCTGTATTAACTTCACTTTGAGTAAGATTACCTTGCGCTAAACTCTTTTCTAAATTTTGCAATAATTGTGTTTCAATAGTTTGTAAATTTTGAATATTTTCAGTTGTTGATAAATCACCATTTTGCAAACTATTCATATTTACATTATTCAATACTTGTGTAGTTGTTGACATATTTGTTTATTATATAGTTTTATGATATAAATTTTATGATATAGTTTTTTATGATATATTATGCAAATATTAATTATTCGTGATATTCATGATATTTTATTTTATAAAATATCATTTTTAATTCTTTATTATAAATTCTTTATTATAAATTATCTGCAAATTAACGTATAACATGTATAGATATTAAAGCTATACTTATGGCTAAAACACTCCATAATGTGTAGCTTTGGTTCTCTCGTAAAACTACAATATTGGAATCATTTTTGATATTTTGTGCGTTTATTGCATTTTGTTTCGATTGTTTTTGTACAGCTTCTACTGCATCTATTTCTTTGAATTGACGACCTAAAACAATTTCATTTAATTTTTCCTGTTGATTGACTGTCAAATTTTTTTCTAATAAATTTTTTTGTATAGTATTTATTTGAGTTGTTAAAATATTTAATGATATGTCAAGCAATTGCAATTCACTGTCTGTAGTATTTATTTTAACGCATTGCATACTTGCGTCCATTAGACCATTTGTTTGATAAAAACTATATAAACCACTACCAATACCTGTAATAGATTTATTACAATATGGTGAATTATTTACTGTAGGATTTCGAACAAACAATTGAGCGTTGGCTTTTGGATATCTAGGTAAATAATTCGAAGCGGATTGTGAAAAAGTAGGCGTAGAAAATGCTGTTTTCATAAATTTAAATAATGGGTTTTCTGTATTTGCATTTACCATAACAAAAGCATTACAATTAGGATCATTAATACATTTTTGCATTGCACCTGATAAATCCAATCCAGTAAAATATTCGGATCCATTGGAAGGATCAGGTATTATCACGCCACTAGAATCATAGTTACCCATATAAGTAAAAGTGCTTCCTTGACCTACTAGATTTTGCGGATATTGATATAAAACAGAATTTTGATCTACATATCCAATATTACCTAAGTAATCGGCATTTCCTTTAAGATTCATCTGATATAATGCATTCATTGAAATGTCACCTGTATAATAAATTTGATTTTTATCATTAGTCATTTGATAACATTTTGGACTATTGGAAGATGTATACAATACTAAATTACCACCTTGCATTGTTAACCAAACGTTTCCAGTAGACGAACTAAGTATGTCTCCTTCATATAACCACTGACCTGTTTGCATATATCCAGGAAAAGTTGTATTAGTAACTATATCACAATTAGGCATTAATAGTTGTCCGCTAAAATCTAATTCCCATGTAGGACTTTGTATATCATTCAAAGTAGTTCCTTTAAATGCCTTGACGATACCATTATTATTAACTGTTAAAAATGCATTTACTGGAGCTTGTCGTGATGAATATACAGCGTTTGATCCATTGCCTCCATAATACAATTGATCTTGCAATGAACAACTATTTGGAACACCACCACCAACTACACCATTCGATACTAAACAATTACTTGTACCAGTTCCTTGATTAAAATTACTTAGACCAAAATGACTGTAACTATTATTATATGCGTATTGATAACAGGTTTCATATGTATTATTAGAGGTATTAGTTACATTTTGCATTGTTTGTGTTGTTACTTCTTCTGTTGCAGGAACAGGTACCCAATCATATATTGGTTCTTCACCAACAGTAATACAACCCAAGAACCCAAAACAAATTTTCTTTGGTTGCATTCCGACTTTTTCCCATGTCCAATCTGTAACTGCTTCTGGAACAGTAATGCTACTTTGATAACAACCCACATAATTACTCACTGATAGAGAATTATTGCTATTATCTGAACTCCATATTGCAACATTAGAGCTATTATATATTACCACATTTCCTGCGGGATCTAAGGTCATATAATTACCAGACATATCAGTTCCACTCACTGGTGTAATATTCGTAGTCCATAATACTGAATAACTATAATCTACTGCAGGACATTGAGAAATCATTGTATTAATATTATTTGATGAATCAGATATGTAACAACTACCAGTTTGACTAATAGGATTAGATACATTAAAACTAAAATAGGATGAACCGCTATCATAAGCAACCTGTTGACATTTTTGAAACGTATAGTTGTCACTTTGCGAACCAGGTGCTAAATTCATGTACTGTTGTTGTTGTGTGGTAGATATTGATGTATTATAACAACCAACAAAAGAAGAATCTATAAAGGATAAAGGTTGAGAATTATTTGCATAGACATTTGAACCTTCATAACCAGAGGAATATTTTTGATATTTAGTATTTCCTATTTGCATTGCTGGACTTGTACTGATATAATTATTTCCCATACTACTATAAGTGGTCGCATTTATTGCACCCGTAGTATTTACTGTAGTAGGAGTATTTGTATTTAATGATAATATATCGTAATATTGTGATTCTAATTGAGGTCCATTTTGCACTTGTAAAGGTGATAATTCATATGGTTGTGCAATACCTGCGTTTGTAATATAATAGACCTGTCCACCAGAAATTTCTAAATTATGTCCCATATATTGATTGGTTGCAGAATTCATACTATAAACTTGATTATCTGCATTATTCTTAATATTAGTTTGAACGTTATTATAGGTATCAACCAATTGATTATATTGAATGGTTAAAGCTAATAAATTAGCTATTTCACTATCCGTCAATTGGGTCTCGGATAACACAGCTTCTGATTGTTTTGTGTATGTTGTTAAATTATTTGATGGGTTTTTTGGATTGTAAGCCTGTAATTTAGTTTCATTATTTAAAGCATTTATTTGACTATCTATTTGTGGTATTGTCACATTTTGTGTATTTGAAGAAGTTGTTGGATATGGATTAGGTGCTGATGTACCCATGTTCATACCTGATAATGTTTGTGCGCTTTGCATAGTTTGTGGCTGTTGTGGTGAGGATTGAAACCCCTCTAAAAATTGCGTTTTTAACTGGTTAATTCCATTAAATGCTTCTATTTTTGTATCGAAACCACCAATACTATTTATGTTACTAGTAGTATTACTAAAACTACTCAATCCATATTTATTTAATTTAATTTGTCTTCTTTTTTTTTTTAAATGTATCTTTTCCTGTTTCGATACATTTGAAGATGTAGGTGAATCTGTATAAATATTACTATAACTTTCAAACATCTGAAATATATGATTATATGATTATATAGTTTTACTAATATAATCAAATACTAAAATTTTCCACAAAAGAATATTTAATTTATTTTGAATTTGAATTTGAAGTTGGATACGGCATTTTTATTATTTTATTTTTTACATTTAATTTGTATAGTTTGAATAAAACAAAAATTAAAATAATGTACAAAATATTAAATTTAAATATGAAAAATAAAGATAATATTACTGTAATTATAAAAATTTTTGGCTTTACACCTGAAAATATTACTAGTGATAATACAACTAATATTATAATGATAAAAATTGATATTTTATATTGTGTATAATAGCTTGTTACTACTTTGTAAGAATCATTTTTATCTTGTATATATTTATCTTGCTGTTCTAACAATGCAGCTATTTCCAACTCCTCTGCTAATAGTTTTTCCTTAAATCCTATAGCTTTTAATTGAGCAATATTATTCATTCTAATTTCTTCATCCAAAACAGGTTGTGTGTCTTTGAGTGTTGATAAAATTTGATTATTTAAATTCGTTAATTGTAGATTATAACTTTTTAACTGTGATAATAATTGCGTGGATAATGGAATTATTGCAGTGTAGGATTGAGGTCCATTAATTATACTATATTCTCCTGAATAAGACTTGCATTTTCCATACGTTGAATCAAATGTTGCACCAGTGCAATTTGATAAAGATTGACATATAGCTTGACAACCTGAAATATCAGAATTGGATAAATCGGTTGTTGATATTAATTCACCATTTGTTGGTGTTATCATTCTTCCCTGAAGAAATAAATATTCAACATTACTAATATCATAACCACTAACTATACCTGATGAATCTGTAAAAATTGGAAGTGTGCTTAAAAAATTATTATATGTATTTCTATAGTTATATAGTGTCGTATCAAATTGTTTTTGTAAGGTTTCTAAATATAAAACATTTGAATTAATTTCTGCATTAACATTATCAATATTCATTTTTTAATATAATATATTATATTATTACTATATTAAATTATTGCATGTAGTTGGAATTGTTGTATTTGTTGAAATTGTTGTAATTGTTGTATTTGTTGTAATTTTTTATATGCGTATTTACATGATTTACATGATTTGGTAGTGTAAAAGTATAACTATTTTTTACTATTGGTATATTGTACTTTTTGTTATACGGAAACTGAGTTAAAAGAATTAATTTTTTTGGTTTTTTTGAATCAATATCATTACACAAAAATATCATTTTTTGATAATAAAAAAAATAAAAAATATTCAAATATTGTAAATTCATTTTTGTATACTTATTTTTTTGTCTCCTTATTTTTGTTCTTTCCCTTTCTATTCTAAATATATTTTATTCTAAATATTATATTTTCTAGAATGTCTACGACTCAGGTACAACATTATTAGTATTATTAGAAAAAATTCGTCTCATAATAAAAATTGCTATTATAAAAGTTATTATCATACCTATATTATAAGTACGTTGATTTTTATATAAATTTGTGTAATCATCTATCAATCCTTCTGATGTAACATCGGTAGATTTCAAATTGTTAAATCTGTCTTCTAATTTTTTATTTTCTATTTTATAAATATCTAACTCGACATTTAAATTTTTTGATATTTCATTTAAATAATTTATATTATTTTGTATATCATTTTCAATCATATTAATTTCATTTATAATACCATTTAACCTATTTTTTATTTTAAAAAAATTATTTGAGTATTCTGGAAAATTTGGATATTTTAAATGAGGAATATAATACATTTCTAGCATGTTTAATTGGTCCATAAATTCAACTTCTAAATTGACCAAAGTGTTGTTATTTTTTTGATAATAACTTTCTTTCATTTTAATTTCCAATGAGTTTTTTGTATCATTTTCTATCGTTCTAATATCTTTTCTACTAGAATCTGAATTATTAAAATCGGATAATAAATTACCTATTTCTGAGCTATTCATATCATTCATATCATTCGTTCCAGTCATTAAAACCATAATTTATTTTGTATATTATAATTGTTTGTATATTATAATATATTTTTATTTTTATTTTTGTTGTTGTTTATGTTTATGTTTATGTTTATGTTTATGTTTATGTTTATGTTTTGTTTATGTTATACACATATTCTATAGTAATATGCTGTAATAGCCGTCTTACTAGGACGTATTATTTCACAAATCTGTCCCGGGCGAATACATATTGCTTGTGCTACTGGATCAAATCGTGATATTTCTGGTAAATCAGCATTTGTACAATTATACTTTTCTTTGATTTTCATCGCTTCATCTTCTTCCATAATTCTATGTTTCGGAACTAAAATATTATCCAGAATTACATATTGTAATCGTTTGATATTCTGAATAATAATAAACAATTTATCTGTTTCCCAAATATGTTTCATCAAATTCGTCAATGTATCATTCATTTCATCTTTACTAATAATTAATAAAGTATCATCTTTTGTTAACACTTCCTCCATTTGAAAAAGATCATCTATCATTTCTTGAATATTTTGTGGTCGTAAATTTTTTGCTAAATAATATCGAACATAAATTTTATTTTTGCGTTTAGTTTTTGGGTCTTCTGTTGCTTTTTCTATCAACATGTCTAATTGTTTATTTTGATACATTGCATTCACCTCAGTAACACTAAAATTATTATAATCACTCACGTTGTAGCCTTGTCTCTCCAATAAATTCAATACATTTTTTCTAGATTTATATACTAATGTAATAATACCAGCTCCTATACCAGACGTTGTAGTTTGTGAAGCCATTATATTTTATGATTATATTTATATATATAAAACATGATTTCTTTTTAATTCAATTTTTATTTTTAATTTCTAGGTTTTAGATATGTAAGTTTTATTTACAGAATTTGCAAAAAAACAATATAAAGACTCGATATAAAATATATTGGGTAATATAAATTGCTCTCATTTTTGGTCTTATAGTGTAGCGGTTAGCACACGGCACTTTGAATGCTGTATCATGAGTTCGAATCTCATTAAGACCTCATAAAAATAATATTATTGAATCGATAATATTATTCATTATTTACATTATTTACATACCACAAACATATTGATTTATTTATTCTTTTTTAAGTTCATTATCAAAATAATATTTTGGTGATGATGATATTCTCACATGAGTATAATCAACTCCTAATCCGTGAACACTTATCCATACTTTTCCTTTTTCATTCATAAATTTTTCCGCTTCTTCTGCTACTTTTTTCCAAAATTCTTTTTGTTGTATTTCTGAAGCGTGATCCATAAAATCTCTTAATGTAGAATAATTTTTTCCACGGACAGGCATAGGAACAACTAACATTGTATCTTTACTCAAATTTGGAAAAGAAACAACATATTTATTTTGTGAATTGTTGAAATGTTCTTGAAAATCTTTTTTATTTTGTTTTTGAGGTAATTTATCATTAGTTCTAAATGTTTGTTTATAAAATACTTTTCCATCATTTTTCAATACACTTGTATTCCATTGAAATCTGCCTTTAACATTTTTAGGATATTTCAATGGAATACCATTTTTCCAATTTGTTAAAACTTCCAACCACAACATTTATATTATTATTATTATATTTTTTTTTCAATAAAGTACAAAAAATTAAAATATTATTTTTTTAACACCGCCACTACTACTACTACTACTATTAGAAGAGGATGAACTATTATCACTATCATTTGTTTTTATTTCTATATTAACATTGTCACTAGATGAACTGGATTCTGAAGAAGGCTCTGGTTGTTTCTCTTCAGTATATTCCAATAAATTCTTTTTCTCTGGTTCACTAGGTAGTTGTAGTTGTAGTTCTTGTTCATTTTGTTGTTGTTGTTGTTGTTGTTCTTGTTGTTGAGCTTCTTCCATTAATTTTCTCTCCTTTAATAATTTCGTCTTTTTCAATACCCATACTCGATCTTTTGGAGATAAACCCATAATCATTTTTTTACTATTTATTGGAAGCGATTCATAAAAATCATTATATTCTTTTGTTCCAAAATCGATTTCTAAATTATTATTTTCTATGGATGATGGAGGAGGTGAATCATCTGGTGTGGTTGGACCATTTATATTACTAGGAGGAGGTGAATCATCTGGTGTGGTTGGACCATTTATATTACTAGGAGGAGGTGAATCATCTGGTGTGGTTGGACCATTTATATTACTAGGAGGAGCTTCTTCAGGTGTGGTTGGACCCATATTTACCTCTTCTTCATTATTAGACAAATCGGGTGTTTCGGGTGTTTCGGGAAAAACTATTTCAAACGATTTTGATTCAATTTCATTTAGATCGTTTAGGTTTGCATGTTCTTTATTATACATTTCATTATCTCTGTTTCTAATTCTCATATTCATATAATTAATATAATTTTTAACAAAGTCATTCATTTTTTCTGATTCTTTTTTGCTTTCATTTTCAGAAATTTTCTCTTCGTAAGAAACACCTTTCAAAACATCCACATTTTTAGTCAATTCCATTATATTTTTAGAATATGACATTGACATCAATTGATCAACATTGTCATCCGTAATTATTCTCATTTGAATATTCATAACTTGTAATTCCTGTATTAACAATTTTAATGCATAAGGTATTCTCAGAATACTAAATGACCTTCCAAATTTAGTAATGTTAGAAATATTCATCTTTCCATCCACTGTATTGTAAAAATGAATGGGTCCATCTGCAAATGGACTCAAAAACAAATTCTTATTTTTGTTGTATATTGAAACTGCTCCAGATTTATTACAAACAGCCATAAAATATTCATCTCCTCTCACCAAAAATGATTCACTCAGAAAATGTGATGCACCATGAGCAATAATACTATCACGCTCCATTTCACCTACACGTAACCCACCATCATTTGCTCTTCCTTGTACTGTCTGACGAGTCAAAAGTGTTCTCGGACCACGAGCACGATAGTTTATTTTATCTTTCACCATGTGTTTTAAACGCATATAATATGTTGGACCTATATAAATATCGGCTTGTAATTGTTCTCCTGTCATACCATTATATAACAATTGATTTCCACTGGCGTGATAACCAGCATTGACCAACATGGTTCCATATAATTTTGTGTTGGGACCTTTGGTCTTAAAAGCCGTACAATCTCCATAACCACCATAAAGGGCACATCCTTTACCTAATAAACATTCTATTAATTGACCTATAGTCATACGACTCGGTATAGCATGAGGATTAATAATCAAATCGGGTCGTATTCCATCCGCAGTAAAAGGCATATCTTCTTCTGGAATAATGAGACCTATCGTTCCTTTTTGTCCACTACGACTCGCCATTTTATCACCTATTGCAGGTATTCTCTCTTCACGAATGCGAATCTTTGCTAAACGAAACCCTTCTTCACCCTCTGTTAGAAAAGATTTATCGACAAACCCTAATTGACCCTTCTTTGTTGTAACAGACGAATCCTGATATTGTGATTGAATTTGTATTTCGACTTCACCATCTCCGTAATTATAGTTTTGTGTTTGTGTTTGATTTTGAGTTTGATTTTGAGTTTGCATTGTTGTTATACCATTTCCAGCTATTACTTTTCCTATCAATACTATTTTATCATTAATAGGAGTATTTTCCTTCACCAAACCTGTTTTATCCAAATAACTATAATCATAACCTGGTTTAATACCAATGACGTTTTTATTTGCTATTTCTGTAAAATAAGAATTCACCATAGACCCTGAGACTTTGGTACTTTCTTCACTCGCCTCATACATCGAATAATAAGTAGTATTAAAAAGACCACGTTTTATTGCTCCTTCATTTATTAATATAGCATCTTCGACATTATATCCTGTGTAAGACATAATAGCAACAATTGCATTTACACCATATGGTTGCGTCTCATTATTAATATACTCCAAATAGCGTGATTTTACCAACGGAACTTGTCCATAATTTAATACAACCCCCATTTTGTCGATACGCATTTGATAATTTGAATGATAAAGTGAAACGGCTTGTTTACTTTGACCACATGAAAATGCATCTCTCGGATATGGATTATTCTCTGGAAAAATAATTAAATTTCCCATAACACCCAATATTAACGATGGGTCAATTTCAATATTTGTGTAGTAGGATTTTTCAATAACCTGTTCTTCTTTAGTAGCAATCAACATTGTTTCTTCTTCTGAGGTATCCACATAATCAACGAGTGATTGATTTTTGTAGAGTTTTTCTTTCACTTTTTTCATGTTTTCATTGCTTCCTTTCTCATCATCGCCACCACTACCACTACTACCACCACTACTACCATCCAATTCATATAATTCATTCAAATAATATATTTTATTATTTTTAAAATTAAAATCCTCCACTTTTTTCTCTCCAAACCCCGAAACAATTTTGTTCCATGATCCCTTTCCTTCATTTAATAGTTTTATAATATGTTCTCTTTTATAACTTATTTTTTTAGCACGTTTTTCATCTTCATCTACATAATAAATGGGTCTCGTCAATCTTCCAGAATCTGTAAAAATATAAATCTCATTTTTTGAATATTCAAACCGAATACTTGTAAACGTAGGAATAATCCCATTTCTCCGATATAATTTTAACAATTTTACAACTTCCAACGGATCTTCAATAACTCCGATCCAACTACCATTGACGAATAATTTCGTATTATCCGCCAAATATTGAATATTCGATTCTTGTAATAATTTTATTGGAATATTCGTTCTTAACCATTTAATAAGTGGAATTGAAGAATAACCAATGGATATATAGGTGGATAAAGCCAGATGTTTATGTAAACCAATATTGCCACCGTCAGGTGTATCTACCGGATCAATAAACCCCCATTGTGATGTATTCAACAAACGCGGACCAACTACTTTGGCACTTGAATCCAATGGTAAATTCAATTTTCTTAAACTGGAAATAAATGTGTACCAACTCAGACGATTCAAATCCTGAACAATACCCACCTTTCTTGTATACTCCATGGAACCCCAATTACCTTTGAATGCTTTTTTAAACCCAGATTCAACACTTTTATCTTTAAAAAACTCACGATAATTCAATTCAATCAATCCAATAAAATTATCGCGATATTTACCAGAATGATAATAATATTCAACATCTATCGCCAAACTAATCGCTCTTTTTTGTATTAAAAAATATTCACGAAATAAATCATATAACAAAACACCTGTTGTTTCTACGCGTTTAAATTGAAAATTATCTCTATCAGTCGGTTTATCTTCTTTGATATAAACAGCGAGTAATCTTTTTACCATATTCCCCAAAAAAAACGCCTTTTCCAGGAAATTTGTCTCTCCAACATTCGGGAGAAAATAATTAATAAGAATCTCTAATACACCATTAATAGATCGTCTCTTTGTAAAACTGGCAATATATTCAATAGCTGTTTGTTGATTAAATATTTTCCCCGCGTCATGTATGGATGGAATAAACAAATCAACATAAGATTCGTATTTTTTCATATCTAATAAACATGTTTCAATGATATCTTTATCGGAAATAACTCCCAAAGCGCGCATCAAAATAAAAAGTGGCACGGGCTTTCTGACATTCGGAACCAATACTACAATTTGCTTATTGGAGAGAACATTCGTAGGAGCCGTTATTTTAACTGCCATTGTTCGAATTGGTTTTGAAGCATCTTCCGACACTGTTCTTATTTCTGCTGAATGACTATATAAATCATCAATTTTGTTTTTTCTTATATAAATCATATTATCTGCAAATTTTTCCTGAGGAATAATAACCTTTTCTTTCCCATCTATAATAAAATAACCACCATAATCATTTCGACATTCACCCATATTAAAACGGACTTCTGGAGAGAGAGATTTTAAAATACATAAATCGGATTGAAGCATAATAGGAAATTTTCCCAAATATATTTTTTCCAGCGTGAGAGAAGTTGTTTTTTTCTCCGTGATATTTAATTTTGTATCAGGATTTATAGATTGTTCATAATAAATAACATCAACGTCAACATCATAATGAATAGTAATTCCATATGTCATATTTCTTAACCTTGCGTCATTTGGATACATAAAATGAACATTATTATCGTCGTATATTATGGGTTTACCAAAATAAATTTTGTTGCCAGTTTTACCACCTAAATATAATAACAATTCATTTCTGTTTTCATTATCAGATGATCTCGATCCAGATCCAGATCCAGATTCAGATTCCGATTTTTCACGTTCTATAAATCTTATAGGATTATTCTCTCGAATAATATTTTTGATACCGTCTTGAAAAAAGTAGTTATAGGATTCTAAATGATGCTGAACTAAATTATTTGGATTATCTTTAAAATAAATATCAATTAATTTCCAGGATAAATCTTCCATGTTAATAATATAAATGTTGTTTTAATATTATATTATAATATTATATAATATAACAAATATTATTATAATCTAGTAATGAACATACTAAAAAAATTTATATCATTTGATGTACTTTTTACAATTTTGACAGGATCTCTTTTTGTATTTTTTATGGATTTATATGGTATGCATAAAAATTATATATTTTTAATAATTTCAATAATATTAACTGGAATGTTTTTAACTTTTATATACAAAATGTCAGTAGAAAAATTTGAACCAGTAATAATTAATTTATCTGCAAAAGTATTTCCAATGATTGTATTAACAATATTAAGCATCGTGTTTTTTAATAAAAAATGTGATTTCCGAACAATTTTAGGATTAGTTCTTATATTTATTGGTGCAATAGTTATTAGTTAAAAAAATTGATTTCTATTTATATAATTTACCATGGAAAAATTTTACTAATAAAACCAAAGATACAATATAACACTGTGATACAATGCAAATAAATAACTATTTATTGATTCTTATTGGTATTTTATCCACGTGGAACGTTGGCAGTTTCCGTCATTCATGTTTTACTATAAAAATGACATTGAATCCAATGACTCCAGAATTATTATACCAAAAATTAGCAGATAAATTGTTGTATAAATCACAATCAATAAATATTATAAGAGAAAAAGCGAATATTGAAGAAAAGCAAACACAGGATAATTATCTTTCTACAATCGAATGGAAAAATATTAATTATATATTGAACCACAATGATTCTACTCCAGAATTACGTGACAAAGTAAAAAATATTATATATAGTTGTTATGAAAATTGGGCATTTTCAATGGTAAATTTAATAAAAAATAAACACTGGAAAAAATGTGGTCCTATTCAATTAGACGAACTAAAATTATATGCTTACATAGGATTACGTAAAGCACTGATAAACTATGATAGCACAAAATATAATCAATTTACTAATTACGCTATAAAATATGTATACAGTGAAATTTTCAATGGTATTTATGAATTAACACCTATATATGCATCTGATGAAAATTATAAATATAAAAAGAAACAAAAGGTTTTCAATAGAAAATTTAAAAACAATCATAATGAAACTCGTAGACAAAAATCCCGATCAAATAATTTTAACAATGAAAACAAAAATGAAAACAATATAATTAGAAAAAAAATAGCTCTAGTAATTGAAGAGTAGGGAAGGGTAGGGTATAAAAGACAAAACACCAAACAAAAAAAATATAATATTCGTATATAATATAGATTATAATGACACAACAAAAAAACCCCACTTCATTTTACGGACGTGGAAATAGTGATCCACGTTTTGCTTATTATGCAGAAGGCTATTATCCAATTGTAAAACCATTTTCTGAATTTTATTATGGATTTTTAACGAATATAAATACTACTACCAATAGCACAAATACCACAAATACCACAAATTCTAGAGCTAATGTTAAATCTATTACCAAAGACCTAAGTAAATTACGTTTCAAAAATTAAAAGTAAATAATTCGTTACCAACGTTACCAAATATGATATTCTTCAAAGTGATTCAAATACATTTTATCAGTTTTTTTTATATCATAAATTCTATTAAATCGTTCTGATGTTACCAATACACAGTTAACGCGATATTTGGCTATTGAATGAGGATTCAATAAATTCATATTTTTATACAATTCTGGTTTTTTGATCGACTGCCAGTATTGCGCATAATATTTATAAAAATCCATCAAATAAATATTTTGTTTCTCTCCATATATTTTATTTTCAATCAGGTAGTCAATAAGAGCCTCCTCGGATATTAAAAATCCACCAATATCAGCAATGTTCTCTCCAATGGTTATATTAGCACTTACAATAATATGATCTTTTTTTGCCACGTTTTCATAAAAATGTACCAGTTTGTCCTGTTTTTCCTGATATTTTTTGGTGTCTTCAGGGGACCACCATCCGTTTCCGCCAAAATTGCCATTTTCGTCATATTTATGTCCCTGGTCGTCAAATGCATGCATCAATTCATGCCCAATAAGAGTTGAAACATTTGCAAAATTATAAGTCATTGATTTATTAATGTCGATAAAGGGTGGCTGTAAAATAGCATTTGGAATAAAAAGTTCATTTGTATCAAAATTAAAACATGCATTTACTGAATATGTATTTAACCCATGATTTCTGTTCCATTTATCTTTATACTTTTCTAATATATTTTCTTTACCATCATGAAAATATTTTTGAATTTTTTGTGCCACGATCCAATTATTATATTTTTGATAATTTCCATAGGAATCGTCATTCGTAAAATCACAGTCAGGATCCGCATCCCATTTTGACTTTGTTCCTATCACTATATTTATTTTATCCAATTTTTGCAGTATATGATTGATTGTATTGGACGATAACCATGTGTTTCTAACTATTCTTTTACGAAAGACATTTTTAATGGATTCCATCAACTTTTTCACAAATATGATTTCTTTTTCATGTCGATAATATTTTATATACAGTTTGTTAATCTCCATGTTCATTATTTCAGTAACGTTGGAAGTAGCTATTTTTTCTAGATTGCATGTTTTGCGAAATAAATTTACCATAGGATGAGTATCATAGGAATTTTCCACTATTGTGTCATGTCTGGGTGATTTATCGTGTTTACTAGGTTTATTCATACTATTCATAAAAACAGTGTAAATTTTACATAATTCTTTATGATACGGAATTGCACTGCATATTATTTTAAATGTAAAATATCCATGCCATGATTTTGTATGCCATTTATGATACATTTCATTCAATACATATTGCATGTATTTTACGTTATTAATAATAACATATCTCTCATGTTTATGATTATTTACATTTATATGCGTCTTCTTAACTAAAGTATCCACAAACATATTCATATTAAAATGAAATTTATTGTTCAATTCATTTACAGAAAATTTATTATAAGTAGTTTCAAATGTTATCTTCATGTCATCATCGTATAAGTATTTTGCCATGTCTTTTTCAATATTATAAATATCTTCTCCGTTGTAGCAATTATTTTGACCTAATACAAAGTTCAAAAGCAAATTCGCAAATTCAATATATACTTTTTTATAATTTGCAATATCTCTTATATCATGTTTATTTTTACTTACATACATTTTTTTAAGGTTGTAAGTGAATCCAAAACTATTAATATAAGATGTGTATTTTGATGTATGCTTTAGATCAGGATCTACATACCACTTTATAAATAGGGAAAATTGGTTTTGTGTCATCCATGCTAAAAAATTATAATATTCGATTTCGTATTTAGCATCGAGATGAAAACGGGTCTTCGAATTATGCGTGTATAATTCACTATACTCACTACCTTTTTTAATATAATTATTTAACTGAAACAAATATTCGTTTAATCGTGATTCAACAATTGAATAATCCGTATGTAAAACAGCATCATGTATTTTTTTTATATTCGATAAAGCAGGTGAACTGTGAGAACGTGCAGTGCAAATTTTTTTGATAATCTGATTGATTTGTCTATCGACTTTTTCTTGCAATAAATTGAACCTGTTTATATCATCTCTTTTTGTTGAATGATAGACGTATTTGTGCATATGTAACCAGTTTTTGTTTATTGTTGTATAAAAATCATCTTTTAGTTTGTTTTTGGGTTGTTTGTAGAGGTGTTTTTTGGTTCTAGTTTTAGTTTTAGTTTTGGTTCTGGTTCTGGTTCTGGTTCTTTGTTGACGTTTTTTTGAATGTTGAACCATATATTTATAAGTTGTATATAATTGTATATTGTTAATTAATATACAATGATATTTTTTATCTTTCTAAAATGAATAGTTTATAATTATATACTATGCAAATGGATTTTTGATACTACTTATGGAAAAATTTTTTTTATCTGGGTGTGTAATATATGCAAAAAACATATAAATTACAACAAGTACCATGATAAAAAACATTACGTATATTAGAAATTGTACACTACTGGTTTTTATTTGAATACCAGAAGCATCTGTAGGTGTAGTTATATTAGTTTGTTGATTTGAACTACCTGTTGGTTGACAATCTATGTATATTTCGTCAGATAAATTGTTAGTTAAAAAATTAGTTGCACCTGTTTGATTTAAAAATAATGGAAAAATATTATCATTATCATTATATGTTGGATTTTTAAAAATCGGCATTATGATACCTGATAAATCTTGTATGATACTCTGGTCAACAAAAATTGCGTTTGTCATACCGTAAACAATATAATTCGCATTTTCGTTTGTATCAGTATATGAAAAAAATGGACTTATAGGAATAATAAATTCTAAAGTGTAATCTGTAATTGGTAATGGTTGAGGTTGATATAATTGATTGTTTGCATGATAATATATGTCGTTTATATCTTTTGTTATAGTTGTTACATTTGTGTATGATGATTTTATATTAGATTGTACTGATTTCTCTTGACCTATATCACGTTTTTCATGTGTTTTTGGTAATTCACTCTCTAATTGAAGTATTTCACTATTGAGATCACTTATCTCACTATTAAGCCCTGTAATATTATTTTCAACACTTGCTAATTCCTTATTTAATGTTTGTTCAATACTTTCAGTCATTGCAATTTTTTCTACAGCATATTTAATCATATTAGATACTAATGATGAACCTTTATAATTTGGAATTGATCCACTTGATGTTGTGATTGGAACACATACAAGTAAAGGCGATCCATTTCCTGAAACTGATTCATGCAGTATTACTATTTCTGCCTCCGCAAGACCGCCATCAAAAAAATGAATAGAAGGTGAAAATATCATAACATTGGATACATTGTATTCAATTCCATTATATAATACTTCTTTTACACCATTTGGCTGCTTTTCGTATGTAAAATTTAATACTGCAGTATGAGAATAAGGATATACACTACAAATACTTAATGGATAATAAAATGAATAATCACATTTTAAATCACAAAATCCAGTCAAATAAGGAGATGCCTCCGAAATATTCATTAAAATAGTGGGTTGATCACTCATTTTTTTATCTGTTATTATATATTATATTAAATTTATAATAAAATAATATATATTTAATATAAATAAATCAATTTTTTATTAATGAAATTGACTAAAGGTAAAATTAATAAAATAAAAAAAAAACGGCTACAAAGTAAAAAACGATTTCATCGTAATAAACATTTAGTTAAATATGGTAGACGTGTAACTTATCGAAAAAAACGTCATTTTAATCTGAAGAATCAAACTTTGAAGCGTTTTGGTGTTAAAGTCGGTGGTACTGGTCCTGATGATGGTAAGAATATTACTACGATAACACCAGCTATTACTACTACTATTGTTAATGATCCAAAAGAAACTATTACCAATAATAGTTCAACAACCCAATCTGAAAATGTGAATGATAATAAATCTAAAGAAGTAAAAGCAGACGGAGCAACACCACTAGAAGCAACAGTACTAGAAGAAAAAGCAAAACCAGTAGGAGCAACACCAGTAAAAGCAACACAAATAATACCAATAATATCAAATGCAGAATTATCAAAAGAACAAAAAGTACAAGACGTAACAAATATACCCATAGTAAAAGCTGAAGAAGTAACAGCAAACTCTGGAAAAAAAGAAGGCACAATAGCTAGTTTACCTGATCCTAATTCTAAAAAAAATGGAATACCATCAACAAATAAAAATAATAATCAATTACCTGGTCCTAATCCAGTTGTCAAACCATATACTCCACCTATAACTGTACAACCATCATCAGTACCAATACAGAAATTAGCACCACCAACATATACACCAACAACATCTAAATCAATAACATCTACATCAATAACATCTACACCAGTTGAATCAATTGAAAAAAAACCTGTACCTCCATCTCCATCTCCATCTCCATCTCCATCTCCATCTCCATCTTCATCTCCATCTACACTTATTAATTTACCTGAAAAATTTGGTCCTAGTACAAAACTTTCCGAAATAGCAAATTATTTTGCAAATATTGTATTAATCCAACTAATGAGTAAATTTGATGTTAATACAAAAATGACTTTAGATGATTTTCTTAAGGCTGTTGTTAAAAATAGTACATTATCTACTTCAAATGATAATGGAAATAACAATAGTAGTAATAACAATAAATTAACTGGTAAAACACTTAATCCTAATGCAACGAGTAAAAACTTACTAAATAGTCTTAATGATAATAGTACCAACACTGGTATAACTAATAATACATATCAAGGAGAAATACCGGTTGGTGTTCCTGTTGGTGTTGGTGTCCCTGTTAATGACCCTAACGCTAATATGATGGGTATGAACAACGGATATGGTCAGGGATATGGTCAAGGTAATATGGGTTTGGATGGTTTGAATAGTTTATTTGGTAATAGAACATCAGAAGAAAAGGATACTCGCAAAAGAGAAGATATTGAAAATGAGAATGTTGATAAAGTACAGGAAAATTCTACACTTTCTAGAGAGAATGAAAAACACAAGGCAGAAATTGAGGAATTGCGAAAAAAAGGTGACCCTGAAAGTATGACAAAAGTTGATGAATTAAATGCTAAAATTGCTAAAAATGAAAACAAGATTGAAGGTAATAAGAGGACAATAAAAGAAAATGAACATGCTATATACAAACAAAAAACTAATTTGGAAGTTGCTAAGGAAAAGTTAAATAAAGCTAAAGATCTAGCAAAAAGCGGTGTAAATACTATCGCTAATGCTCCTGGATATGTATATGAAAAAGGCAAAAAAATATTAACTGGCAATAAAGATATTGATGATTTAGATAAAGAACATACAAATTTAAATACAAAACTATCAAATACCACGGATGAATTGACGAGATTAAACAATATATTAAAAAACCCAATAAACGATGAAGGTAAACCTTTAAATAAAGCAGAAATTGAAAAGTTAGCCGACAAATATCAAAAATTTAAAAGTGAAAAGACCGAGTTGGAAGGAAAAATAAATGAAAATAGGGAAACATATAAAAAAAAAGGAGAAGACATTCAAAATATAATAAAAAATACAATCGATACTCCTGAACATGTACATGTAAATCGAATTGAAGATGATGCAAAACAATCAACTTCAAATGATAATAATAATAATGATAAACAATTAAGAGGCAATGTCACAGCATTTGATAAAATAGATGCAAAGAAAGCATCGCAAGAACATGCTGAAGAAAAAATTAAAAACAATAACCATAACCATAACCATAACGACAACTCTATTCATACCTCTAATAATCATCATAATGATCATCATAATGATCATCATCTTCATACTTCTAATCATCGTGGAGGTAGAAAAAAATCAAAATCAAAAAAATCAACAAAAAAATTACAAAAAAGGTAAATACCTGATAGTGTCATTATCATATACTGTTGCTTTAAATACTTCATTATATCCCTCTGCATAAACGGTATCACCATTATATATATAATCGCATCCATATTCATTGGTACAACTTTTGCCTTTTCTACTAATCGGAATCTTTACATTATTGTGTTGATCGCTGATTGTATAATATTGCCATTTGTCTCGATTTGTAAAAACGGGTCGACCCATTAATGGCAATATACTATTTTTTTTGGATCCATTGATAGGTGTTAAAATACCTACTTGTCTGTAAGGTGTATCAGGAGATGCCGCACCAATGTTGGTCGAAACGTTAATTGGAATTGTTCTAGGTCTAGTATACATCGATTTTGGCATAAAAACAGGACTTATATTATTCGGGTTATTAAAATAGGTTTCATCGCGTAATGGTGGTACATATGGATTCAATAAAACGTCGTTGGAACCATCATATCCGTATCCTGCATCTGTATTATTGTAAATAGAATTGAATATGTCGATTTTTTGTGGTGATTGGGGTTGATGGTGTGATGGTTGCTGATTCATTAACTGTTTCTGATTTTTAAAAAAATAAATGTAAATAATGTAAAATAATACACATAAAATGATTACTAAAAATACGAGTGTAATATTTTCAATACATATAACTCCTGGAGGGCATTTTTTGGTATGAATAGTCATCTAGGTTTTATTTAAATATGCTATATAATATAATTATACTATAAATTATATTATATCTCATTAATCTTGTTATAAATTGTTGTGGTTGTGGTTGTTGTTGTTGTGGTTGTTGTGGTTCCCACCTAATTTCCGAATAAACTAGGCATTCCTGGTATACTAAAACCTTTTAAATCTTTCATTAAGGATTGAGCACTTGTTAATAAGTGTTGCATTTTTTCCATATCATTACTTGATATATTTGATCCAATTGGCATATTCGATAAATTTTGCATACTTTCAGAAGAAGCGGTCGAGTTATTTGCCATTGATGCTGGTGCTGGTGCTGGTGCTGATGTCGATGATTTTTTTAAATTACCAGGAACAGCAGTATTCATAACAGGACGATTACCAGAACCATTAGCAACAGCACCAGCACCATTAGTAACAGCACCAGTATCATTAGTACCAGCACCAGCACTATTAGTAACAGCACCATTAGTACCAGCACCACTAACAGCACCAGTAGGATCAGTAGTATCATTAGTACCAGCATCCGCATCATTAGGATCAGCAACGTCAAAACCTTCTCTACTCATTCTAAAACCTTCTCTGCCCATTCTATTATTATTTGAACTCATGAATAAATTGGTTATTAATAATGCAACTATCAATACAATTGCCATATTTTTACTAAATAAATAAGTAATATAACCGATTAAAATGAATAAAATAATTGCATTAAAATTATTCATGATGATATAAGCAAAAAGATTAAATACTGCTAAAAATGATACAAAATATAAAAAATATATATTGTTGAATAAATTATCGAGTGTCTTTGGCATTTTCATTTTTGGATGTGTATATATTCAATATATAATATAATATATATTTATTTTTTATTTTCATATAGAGATAAAAAAATAAAATTGATTAAATAAATTATACAACAATAATAAGAATATTATAACATAGAACGTAATACAATAATATAAATATCATATCATTTAACATAACAAATTAACATAACAAATTAATATGACAAATATTTCAAATAAAAAAACAAAAAATAAATCGAAATATTTCATTGGTATATGTGAATTATATCATGAATTGTTACACGGTTTCGACGAAAATAGTAGTTCAGAAATAAAAGGTCATTATTTGTTAATGGAAAAATTTGACAATTTTCATAAATACATAGTGAATGACATATCTCAATTTATTCACGAAAATGATTCCAATGATTCTGAAACAAGCATTGTTGACTCGGACGACGAAAATGAAAATAATCATCCTAAATTAATTGATTTGTATAGATACAAATATTCAGTTTTAACAAACTCACGAACCTTCATGGATAGCAAACATTCTATTATAAGAAATTATCATAATATTGTTAAATCATTATACTATATACAACCGCATATAGTAGAATGTGTTTATTTACCTGGACCAGGCAGTGAATGTGTTGCTATATTGAAAACGTTTTGGTTAAAAATTATACAACGTACATGGAAGCGGGTTTATAAACAGAGAATGGCATTATTATGTAGTGTTCCTATGATGCGTTTGAGAGAAATACGTTCTTCAAATAATGGTAATAGTTGTTTTCAGTATGAAAAAATACATATTCCTGGATTGAGGGGAATGTTAGTTTGTTAGCTTGTTACAATTTCTTATGATTTTTGCGTTTGGTCATCCTTTTCTTTTTCATTCTTCTACCACCTAACATCATCTTTTTTGTTTGTTTTTCTTTGTTTTTATTACGTCGTCGTTGTGAGGAAGATGATCGTGATGATCGTGATGATCTAACTTTTGATTTACGACGCATTTGGGATGATGAATATCTGTAACCGCCTGATTGATCAGATGGCGTGTTATATTTTTTAATCAAATTATTAATCTCCCTTAATATTTCTTGTCCTTTTGTAACATCTTCTTCTGTAATAGGCATATTTTTACTAATGTATTCTTGTATGTTATCTAATAATGGTTCTATTTTTGCAATTAGCGCATCATTATCTCCTAATTTTGATCTTAATGTTGCTATTTCTACATCTTTTTCACTTATTTTTTTTTTTACCTCTCCTATTTGGTAATTTAAATCAATTATAATATCAGCATTTTTAGTTGAATCTAATTTTGCTTTTTCTAACTGTTTTATTAAGTTATTTTGTTCAGTTTCTAATTCAATTTTTTTATCCAAATCTTCTTGTAACGATTTATTTATTAATTGATTCGTAGTCAATAAAGTATTTAATTTATCTTTGATTAAATTTAATTCACTGAATAATTTTTTATAATTTGATAAAATTACTGATTTTGCATTAATTGCTTCACCTAACTGGATAAATTTATCTTGTAATTCTTGTGGTAATCCATCCATGGATGCTGTATAGGTGAATGATGGTGAATCTGGTATTGGTCTATTACTTTGAATAGGGTTGTTCATCAAAAAACTAATAATATGAATAGTATTGTTTGTTATATTATCACAATATTTTTATTTTTGTACATACATCAAAAAATAAACACTTAAACACCAATAATTTCATTTATTTTTTCGCGGATTTTCTTTACTTCACTTGTTATTTCTCTCTGATCGTCCTTTGCTTGTCTTATATCTTCATCTGTTAATTTTCCAGAAACAATCAAATCTTCCACATATTGTTTTATGGAATTCATTGCACGTATTTGTCCTTCTTTTTGTTCAACAATATAGTTATGATAATTTTCATAATCATCTTTGATTGTTTCTAAAAAATGATTTTGACGCGATAATTTTTCCAATTTTTTCTGTTTTTCCAATAAAAATTTTCTTCTTAATTGAATTTCATCTTCAATTTTCAACAAATATTGATCTCTTTTTGCTAAATCCATATCGTTGGTTTTATTTTGCTTATAAGAAGAAAAATCGTTTTCATCAACTTCCATTTTTGTGTGATTTTCATCCATATCCATATCCATATTCATAAAATCAGAATCCAATTGCATTTTTTCATATTTGGGTTCTTCTATCATGTCATTCCGTATGGATTGTCCAGGCATTTTTGTTGTCATATCAAATTCGATTTTCATTTATTATTTATCAAATAATATAATTATCCAATAATATAATTATCCAATAATATAATATTTATATTTATTATATTATTGAATTACATCTTTTATCTATCTATCTCTACCATGAGTATAATATTTATTCATTATAGGTTATTGCTGATATTGTTATGTATAATGTTGTATCACTCTAATAATATATCATTTCGTATTTTGAAAACAGCCATTCTCAATTTTTTACCTACTGTCAAATTACATCATATTATTTTATTATCAGAAAACCCAAATCATCATGTTTACACGTTGGATTTTACACCAATCAATCAAACAAATATAACAACACTAGTAAAATTATTATTCGGGCAAAATGTAGATGCCGAAGTCCGACTACGATATATAAAAACGGATCATTACGATAAAAATTGGATTACTACAGATTATAATGCTATTGATAAAACAATCGATGCCACATTTGTAAAGGAATGGGATAGTATGAATAAACTAAATGAAAAAATGTCCAAACAATTAACTAAAAACACATACAAAAATATAAACAACAAACAACTACAACATATAATTAAGTCGTCTTTAACATGGGATGAACACATGAATCTTTATAATCATAACTGTCAACATTTTAGTAAATATATGTATACGATTTATCTGTTGTCTAGTAAAAATGAATGAATATTCGTTAACAATAAACAAATATTTTTTTATCATTATATATAATAAAAAAATATACGAATGTATCGACAAATATTTAAACGTGTAAAAGCTATCATACCTAAAATTTCCGAAACTGAAATAACAGCATTAAAATCAGGTGGAGTATCCATTGATCGTGAAATATTCAAAGGAAAAATCAATTATTGTAAATTATATGAACCCGTTCAAAAATCAATTACTACCCTCACTGAAAAAACAATGGAAAATGAAATTGAAGAGGTATTGAAAATCACTGGACAAAATCCCATTTATCCCAGTAGTAACATTCATTATATTATGAGTCATTTAGGTAAAAAAGGTTTCTTAAGCATGATCATTGATAAGAAGTACGGAGGAAATCGTATGTCAATTGAAAGACAATCAAAAATATTATCAAAAATATCCTCTTATAATCCTTCGTTGGGTGTAGCTACCATGGTACCTAATTCTCTCGGACCAGCTGAATTAATCCAACATTATGGGACGGATTCACAAAAAGAATACTATTTGCCAAAATTAGCGGATGGCACATTTATTCCATGTTTTGGTTTAACTGGTCCCAATAATGGAAGTGATGCTGTTGGAAGTATTGATGAAGGGTTTGTCGAAAAAATTGACGGAAAAACAAAAATTC